CCTTATGTATTCCCAGGATACTCTCCAGAAGGATAATTATGATAAAATTAACACCTAAAATAGCAAAACAGATAAAAGATAGTAACATACCAATAGTAGATATTACTTTAGAAGATTTAAAAAATGTTACTATTTCAACTAAACCACCACTGGTACATTCTTTAAAGAAAAAAACCAAGTAAGATTGGAATATTAAAAATAAGATGTTATATTACCAAAAACCAAATAAGTTATATGAAAAAACTACTATATGTAGCCCCACATCTATCTACAGGAGGTCTACCTCAATATTTAGTTAAAAAAATAGAACTATTAAAGCAAGATTTTGAAATTTATCTTGTTGAATGGGTGGATTGTACTGGGGGAGTTCTTACTATACAAAGAGATAAACTTGTAGATTTAGTTGATTCTGATAAATTTTATACTTTAGGAGAAAATAAATTTGAACTTTTAGACATTATTAATGATTTAAAACCTAATATAGTTCATTTAGAAGAAATTCCTGAATATTTTATGGATAATGAGGTATCTAAAAAATTATATACTTTAGATAGAGATTATTTTATTGTAGAAACATCTCATGACTCATCTTTTGATACATCCCAAAAACGTTTCTTCCCAGATAAATTTATGTTTGTCTCTCAATGGCAAATAAATCAATATAAAGGTTTAGATATACCAAAATCTTTAGTAGAATACCCAATTGAATATATTGATAGACCTAATAGAAAAGAAAGCTTAGAAAAATTAGGTCTAGATCCTACAAAAAAACATATATTACACATAGGCTTATTCACCCCAAGAAAAAACCAAGAAGAATTTTTTAAATATGCTAAAGCATTACCTGAGTATGAATTTCATTGTGTAGGAAATCAAGCAGAAAATTTTAAACATTATTGGGAACCTTTAATGGGGGATAAACCTAATAATCTAACATGGTGGAATGAACGTTCGGATGTAAATAATTTTTACCAATCTATGGATTTATTTTTATTTACATCTCGTGGTACTAATAATGATAAGGAAACAATGCCCTTAGTAATTCGTGAAGCATTATCATATCGAATACCTCAATTATTATATAACCTACCAGTTTACCTTAATTATTTTGATAAATTTGAATCTATTAATTACTTAGAACCTAATAATTTTGAAAAAAATTGTAATTTAATTAAATCAAATTTAGATATTAATTTTAATGTATTAATACACGATGAAGTTTTTGTAGTATCAACGTACCCATCAACAGATAGCATTATTAATACAACGTTAGACTGCGTAAAATCCATACAAGATAATGGTTATAAAGTTATATTAACCTCACACATTTCAATTCCTAAAATTCTTCAAGATCAAGCAGATTATTGTATTGTCGATACTAATAATATTTTAACTAAACATACATTTTATGAAAAATTTTATTGGAATAGTGATTTATATGATGTTGATCTTAATTTAAAAGGTGAAAATAATGACGTATATCATGGCCCCTCAGTTTACACTAATTATTATAATGGTGCTGCTTTATCTACTCAATTAAATTATTCTAAAGTCCATTTTTTAAATTATGATTATATTTTAAAAGATAAACAAGGAATAAAAGATATTTCTAAAATTTTAAATAAAAACAATTTTTACTTTTCTAACCATCACCCTATGGAAGGAGATGCTTTATACACTTATTTCTTTTCAGCGAACCCCAAAGAACTATTAAGAGTATTACCTAAAATAACTACAGGAGAAGAATATGATAATTTAATGGAAGTTTATGGTTCTGAATCTAACGGTTTAGAAAATTTATTCCATCATATTTTTAAAAATGAAGGAGCAATATATAGAGAAAAAGAAAATTTATTTGAATTGAAAACACAAGAAATATTTTTACATAAAGATTTTTCTCGTATAGAATATTTTTCTATTTTACCTACAAACGTTCCAAATTATTTTGTACCTTATTTTTACATTTCTAATAGCAAAGATAGTAGAATAGTTAAATATAAAGTTTATAAAAATGAAGAATTAATTATTGATAGAGAATTAAATATAGATCAAAAATATTCATTTTGGGATTTAATTAAATTTGAAAATAACTATAGGGTAGAATTTAATATTTTTAATGGAGATGATTTTATAGAAACTAAAGAATTCATTATAGATGAAGAATATTTTAATAATTTATCTAATAATGGTCATTTTAGATGGAAAGGAGAATTACCTAAACCTAAAGTAGAAATAATACATTTATTATCACAACCAAATTCTGAAAGGGAGCAAAGGTCAATAGAATCAATTAGTAAGTTAGGTGAATTTAAAGATATAGAATACACTCAAGTAATAAATAATCCAAACACAGATTTACTTCCTATAGGAACTTGTAATAGACCTAATGATGTACAACCAGAACCAGGTTATTATAAATTATCTTATGGACATTATGGTTGTTTTAAAGCACACACAGATGCAATAATGTCTTGTCCTAAAGATGATGATACAACATATCTATTTTTCGAATGTGATGCTTTGTTATTAATTGATACTGAAGAGTTTGTAAATAAATTATATAAATCCATTGAAATATCTAAAGAAAAAAAATATACTTTCTTTAGCTTTGCTCATAATTATGAAGTATTTAATGAATATGAAAACCATCTGGATGCTGGTATGTTTACAGATGCACATTCTTATTTAATTATGGGGAATAAAATTGATAGAGTCCATGCTGTGATAAAAAATTCAAAATGGGATGCTTTTGACTTATGGGTAACTAATAATTTTAGAAATGAACCTAAAGGATTTTTTAAAGAACCTTTGGTTTTCCAAGCAAAAGGCCATAGTTTGGTAGACCATAAAATAAGTGAAACTAATATAAAAGGAGATATTAAACTATGAAAATATGTCATGTAGACCCAGCATGTGGTTTAAATATACCTCCTAAGGATTGGGGGGCAATTGAAAAAATTATATGGGAATTTGAAATTAATCAAACTAAATTAGGTCATGATTCTATCCACAAAATGGCTGGTGATATTATTCCTGAAGAATTTGATATAGTCCATTGTCATGTAGCTAATTTAGCAATTAGCTTACAAGAAAGAGGTATACCTTATATTTACCAATTACATGATCACCATGTATTACATTATGGTAAAGAATCTCGTGTATATAAAGAAAATTTACAAGCCATAGAGGGTTCATTAATATCTTTAATGCCTGCTAATTGGTTAGTTGATTATTTTAACCACCCAAAATGTGTTTATTTTTCTCATGGTGTAAACACTGATGATTTTTACCAAAAAACATATCATCCTCTCCCTACTAATCCAAAATTATTAATGTTAGCCAATAATGGTTTAGGGGGTGATCATACGTTTGATAGAAAAGGATTTGAATATGGTTTAGGATTAGCTATGATGAATGATTTAGAAATTACTATAGCTGGACCTTCTAATAATAAAAATTTTTTTAATGGTCATCTTTGGATGTTAAGTTATCCTAAACTAAATTTAGTATTTGATACACCTAATAATAAACTATTAAATTTATTTCACCTCCACGATATTTTCATCCACCCCACTATGTTAGAGGCAGGTCATCCAAATTTAACAATGATTGAAGCTATGGCTGCAGGTTTGCCTGTTATAGCTGATTGGGAGATGGAAGTTGATTTGCATGGGTGTTGGAGAGCCCCACGTGATATATTTAAAATGGATCAAGGGTTAAAAGATATATTAAATAATTGGAAATCTTATAAGAATCAATGTTTAGAAACCTCAAATAGATTATCATGGTATAATCGTAGTAAAGAAATTATCAAAATATACAATCAGTTTTTATGAAAGAAGTTTTAATTAAAGAATATAATAACTTAAAGAAAACAACCATAAAATCTAAAATTGGAGATTATGTATTTAAATTAAATTTTATTAATAATTCTACTTTAGAAATTTTAGGTGAAAAAGAAGGAAAATTTAATGTTCAATTTATTAACCAAGATAATGGGAAAATAGTTTATGAAACCACAATTACAAATAATATGTGGACTAAATGTACTAAGCAATATTTTGTAAATTATTTAGTAAAAGTTAAAGATGTAGATAGTGGAAATATTATATATGAACACTCATATAATGCCCAGGGGAAAAAAGTTTACATTCACTTTGCTTCAAAAGCAATAGGTGATACTTTAGCATGGTTTCCTTATGCCGAAGAATTTAGAAAAAAACACAATTGCGATTTAATTGTTTCTACTTTTTATAATGAATGGTTTGAAGAAAATTACCCTAACATAAAATTTATAAAACCTGGAACTGAAGTATTTGATTTATATGCTATGTACGAAGTTGGTTGGCATTATAATGAAAATAATACTATAAATTATGAAACTAACCCTAGTGATTTTAGAAAATATAGTTTACAAGAATGTAGTGCAGATATTTTAGGTATAGATTATAATGAATTAAAACCTAATTTAACATTTACAAATAATGGCCCCACAATTGATGGGAAATATGTATGCATAGCACCTCATGGATCTGCTCATGCTAAGTACTGGAACACCCCAGGAGGTTGGCAAACTATTATTGATTATTTAAATGGTAAAGGTTATAAAGTTGTAATGATTACTAAAGAACCTTTAGGGGATGAATGGCATGATTCTAAATTAGGGGGTACTTTAACAGGGGTAATTGATAAAACTGGAGATTATTCTTTAGCTGAAAGAGCTAATGATATGATGAATGCAGAATTCTTTATAGGTATAGGTAGTGGATTAAGTTGGTTAAATTGGGCATTAGATAAAAAAACAATATTAATATCAGGATTTAGCGCACCCTTTAGTGAATTTAAAGATTGCGAAAGAATATTTACCCCTGACCTTAATACCTGTAATAGTTGTTATAATAAAGAAAAATTAGATCCCGGAGATTGGGAATGGTGTCCCAAAAACAAAAACACAGAAAAACAGTTTGAATGTACTAAATCAATTCATCCTGAATTAATAATTAAAGCTATTGAAAGAATAAAAAATTCTTGATATTTATAAACAAAACCACAAATGGCAAATACACTTTCAAAAAATAACATTACAGATGGAAATGCTGTTGAAGCATGGAATGTAACTCAGTCTGTAGATGCATTTACAGGAATAGCACCATATGATATTACTATATCAGGTTCATTAAATATTAATGAAGCCCCAATAACCAATTTAACAGCATCTATTATAAGTGCTAGTGTGGGTATAACCGGATCTTTATTTGGAGTAGCTTCAACATCTTCTTATGTTTTAGCAGATAATATCTTCCAACCTTTTACAAACATTACAGCATCTGGAGATATAGATGTAACTGGCGCTATTACAGCATCAGAATATGTTGGGTTGCCTTCAGGTTTAGTCTCAGGTTCTCCTCAAATCCCATCATTATTACCTTCAGGTGTAGTTTCGGGTTCAGCACAAACAGTAGCTAACCTCCCTTCAGGTGTAGTTTCGGGTTCAGCTCAAATCCCCTCATTATTACCTTCAGGTGTAGTTTCGGGTTCAGCACAAACAGTAGCTAACCTCCCTTCAGGTGTAGTTTCGGGTTCAGCACAAACAGTAGCTAACCTCCCTTCAGGTGTAGTTTCGGGTTCAGCCCAACTACCTTCAGGGCTATACTCAAGTTCTTTACAAGTATTAGGTAATATTTCTTCATCAGGAGCTATATCAGCTTCTCGAATTGATTTTAATGATGGTACTTCTCAAACTACAGCCGGTGGTAGTGGTGGTGTTACATCTATAGTAGCAGGAACAAATGTTACTATTTCCCCTGTAGGAGGAACTGGTGCAGTTACTATCAACTCCTCAGGTGGTGGTGGTTCATCTATTACTGATGGTACTTCTACATTAGACTTTGATGGTAGTAATAACTTACAATTAGATACAACATTTCTCCCATCATCAGATGGGCAGTTCGATTTAGGAAATGCTTCTCAAAAATGGAGAGATTTATATCTAACAGATTCAACAATATATTTAGGAACAGATCAAATATCTATATTAGATAATATGTTAGCCTTTAATGGTGGAACAACATTAGCAAATGATATTGAAGGTAATGCTGGAACCGCAACAACCGCAACAACAGCAACAACAGCAACAACAGCAACAACAGCAACAACAGCACTAAATGTAACAGCATCTGTTAGTGTTAATAATGCAACATCAACAGCACAAAACCCTAAGTTATTATTATTTTCAGGAACAGCATCAGGTGGTGGTAGTTTTTCAACTGCAAGGTTTTCAACTGAATTAACAGGTAAAACTTTAGGAACTAATTGTTTTATTACACTTACGTACTATTCTCCACCAGCAGAACCTTCTTCACTTTCTGTCGATCTTTCTTCTGGAACAATAGAGGTAACTGATATAGCATTAGCAGGAGGGTTTAGCTTTATGGGGCAAATATGGTATTTCTAAAAATCAAATAATTTTTAACAAATAATTTAATATTTATAACAAGATGGAAAAAAAAGTTTTAACAGAAAAAGAAATTAAAAATTTAAAAGATTTAAAATCTCGCTTTCAACAACTAACAGTTGTTTTAGGGGAAACCGAAATTCAAATGATGAATTTAGAATTTACAAAAAATAATTTAAAGCAACAGTTTGCTGATATTCAATCCCAAGAAGTAACTTTAGCTAAAGAACTAGAAGAAAAGTATGGAAAAGGATCCATTTCTTTAGAATCTGGTGAGTTTTTACCAACTAAATAAAATTTTGAAGAACTTTAATATATTTATCATAAAACAATCATAAAATGGCAGAAACATTATTATCACCAGGTGTATTAGCGAGAGAAAACGATCAATCTCAAATTACAGCCCAACCTATACAAGCCGGAGCCGCTATAATAGGCCCTACAGTATTAGGTAAAGTAAATATTCCAACTTTAGTAACAACTTATAGTGAGTACTTAGCTAATTTTGGTAGTACTTTCTCTAGTGCTTCTGATGAATATAGCTTTTTAACCTCAATTTCAGCATTTAACTACTTCCAAAACGGAGGTACTTCTTTAATTGTTACTAGAGTAGCATCAGGATCATTTAGTCCAGCTACTTCATCTAACGTAGAAGGTAATACTGGTTTAAATGGAGGAGTAGGAACGTATGTAACAGGAGCATTTAATGCATCCGGATCAGTAGGTGGAACAGTTACAGGTGTTACGGCATCATTAACTGATGGAGTAGGAGCAGGAGCAGAATTTACATTTGTACTATCTAACTCAGAATCATTAGCTTCAATCACAGTAACCTCAACAGGTTCAGATTATGCTTCAGGAGAAATACTTACATTTACTTCCGAATCATTAGGTGCATCAGAACCACTTGGAACAGATTTAACCATAACATTAGCTGCTGATAATATTCAAGAAGGAAATAATATATTTACATTAGAAACTTTAGCTGAAGGTGATGTAATGAATAGTACTTCACCAGAAGGAGCAGGAGGAACTTTACCATCAGGATCAACTAATAACGTAAGATGGGAAATTACTTCACCAAATACTGCAAGAGGTGTATTTACTGTAATCGTTAGACAAGGTAGTGATACAACAAAATCAAAATCAGTACTAGAATCATTTACTAATGTTTCTTTAGATCCAAAAGCATCAAATTATATTGCCCGAGTAATTGGTGATTCAACAACAAACTTATTAGGAGCAGGTTCATCTGATCCATATTTACAATCAACAGGTTCATATCCAAATGCTTCAAGATACATAAGAGTAAAAGAAGTAAACGTTAAAACCCCAGATTATTTTGATAATAATGGAAATGTAAATCCTGCATATACAGGTTCAATTCCAGTAGCTCAAAGTGGTTCATTTGGAGATGCTGTAGGAGAAATCACAGGCGCCGGGGATAATTTTTATCAAAATGTTGATAATAATGACACTCAGGGATTAACAGGTGCTAATTATACAGATGCAATTAATTTATTAGCAAATCAGGATGAATATGTTTATAATATAATCACAACACCTGGATTAATATATGCTAATGCTGATCATGCAACACCATTAAATACACTAATAGCAAATACTGAAAATAGAGGAGATGCAATTACAGTAATTGATCTTGAAAATTATGGATCAACAATTACAGCAGCTTCTTCAACAGCAGCTAGTTTAGATACTTCATATGCAGCTTCATATTGGCCATGGGTACAAATTACAGATCCAGATACTGCACAATTAGTATGGGTACCAGCAGGAACATTAATTCCAGGAGTTTATGCTTATACTGATAGAGTAGCTGAGCCATGGTTTGCACCTGCAGGTATTAATAGAGGTGGATTAGGAACAGTAAGACAAGCTGAAAGAAAATTAACTCAAGCAAATAGAGATACTTTATATATTAATAAAGTAAACCCAATAGCAACATTCCCAGGACAAGGCGTTACAGTATTTGGACAAAAAACACTCCAAACACAAGCAAGTGCTTTAGATAGAGTAAATGTTAGAAGGTTATTAATTGCATTGAAATCTTATATAGCACAAATTTCTGATAACTTAGTATTTGAACAAAATACAGCAGCTACAAGAAATCAATTCTTAAGCCAAGTAAATCCATACCTAGAATCAGTTCAACAAAGACAAGGATTATATGCTTTTAAGGTAGTAATGGATGCTACTAATAACACACCAGATGTTATTGATAGAAACCAATTAATAGGTGCTATTTATTTACAACCTACTAAAACGGCTGAATTTATTTACTTAGATTTCAACATTCTTCCAACAGGAGCAACTTTCCCATCGTAAGAATTTAAAGATATAATATTTATAACTGAATAAAAAAAATAAACACAAATAAAAATGGCAGTACTAGATCCAAACGAAATATTTTTCACAGCATTTGAACCAAAACAAGCAAATAGGTTTATCATGTATGTAGATGGAATTCCATCATATATGATTAAAGAGTTTGGAGAAGTGAAAATCGAGCAAGCAGAAGTTACCTTAAATCACATTAACGTTCAACGTAAAGTTAAAGGTAAATCAACATGGAGTGACGTAACAATGAAACTTTATGACCCAATTACACCTTCAGGTGCTCAAGCGGTAATGGAGTGGGTAAGATTACACCATGAATCAGTAACAGGTAGAGATGGTTATAGTGATTTCTATAAGAAGGATGTTACAGTAAATGTATTAGGTCCAGTTGGTGATGTAGTTTCTGAATGGATTTTAAAAGGTGCATTTATTAAAGATGCAACATTCGATGGATACAATTGGGATACAGATGCTCAAGCACAATCTATTAGTTTAACATTAGCTATAGATTACGCAGTATTAAATTTCTAAAAAAACTGTTAAATATTTTTAAAGAGAGCTTGGCTTATGTCAAGCTCTTTTGTATCGTTAGTATGTATTAACGTAATAAAGTTATAATAAATAAAAACTATGGAAGAAAATGCATTAAAGTTTCCCACCGAAACTATTGATTTGCCCTCAAAAGGGTTAATTTACCCCGAAGACAACCCCTTATCAAGTGGTAAAGTTGAAATGAAGTATATGACTGCTAAGGAAGAAGATATTCTTTCAAACCAATCATATATTCAAAATGGAACAGTTTTAGATAAACTGTTAAAAGCACTAATTGTATCTAAAGTTAACTACAGTGATCTTATTGTAGGAGATAAAAATGCAATTATGATTGCAGCCCGTATTTTAGGATATGGTAAAGATTATAAGTTTGAGTATAAAGGAGAAGAAGTTGAAGTTGATTTAAGTACTTTAGAAAATAAAGAATTTGATGAAAGTTCTATTAGTCAAGGTGTTAATGAATTTAACTTTACATTACCTACATCGGGTACTGAAATTACTTATAAACTTTTATGTCATAAAGATGAAATGGCAATAGAAGCTGAACTTAAAGGATTAAAAAAAATTAACAAAAATGCAGATCCGTCAATGTCTACACGTATGAAACAGATGATATTATCAGTCAACGGAGATTCTGAACGTAAAACAGTGCGGGAATTTGTTGATACATACTTCCTAGCATCAGACGCAAGAGCATTTAGAAAACACGTAGCAGCACATCAACCTGACGTGAATTTATTAACACAAGTGGAATTGAGTGACGGTGGGGAGGACGTTGAGATTCCCATTACTGTCACGTTTTTTTGGCCTGACGCAAACATATAGAATTTCATTATTCGCCCAGATCCATGAGATAGTGTTTCATGGAAATGGAGGGTATGATTGGCATACCGTATATAATATGCCTATTTGGCTTCGTAATTTTACATTTAATAAAATGAAAGAGCATTATGATAAAGAGGCAGCAAATATGAAAAAAGCTCAAGGTAAATCCTCACCAGGAAATACCGTTATAAATTCTGAGGGTAAGGTTGAAGCCCCTCAACATATAAAAACAGCAAAGAAATCTCCAACGTATGTAGCGAAGGCATCAAAGAAATGATGCCTTCCTATATTTATAA